TCATTCTTTTTTGTTAAATAGCTTATCGAAGTGATTACTTGCTCTTTGATCAGTTTCCTCTAATAAATGACCATAAGTATTCATCGTAGTTGTGATACTTGAATGTCCCAAACGAGCCTGAATAACTTTTGGATGTTCTCCTTCGTGAATTAAGAGGGTGGCCGAAGTATGACGTAAATCATGAAAACGTATTGTTTCCAAATCTTCATTCCTTTTCATAAACCGTTCCCACCATTGGCTAATAGAATCAGGTCTATAGGGTTTACCATATTCATTTGAAAATAAAAACGTATGCTCTTGCCATTCTCTATCTTCTCCGGCTTCAGATAACTGGTATTTTTTAAAAGCAGCCAACGTTACTAAATCATTCATAACATTGGATGGTATAGAGACAATTCTTTTCCTTCTACCTTTTGTATCTTTTAATACAATACCTTCACCAGCGACATTAACAAGAGCTTGTTCTATTAAAATCGTATTATTCGTTGGATTTAAGTGTCTTTCTTCAAGAGCAACTATTTCACCTTGTCTTGCTGCACTTACTACAGCTAATTCAACCAATAATCTCCTTTCAGCACTAGCTTGTTTACGTAATCTTTCAAATAAAGCTACTACTTGAATTTGACTATAAGCTTTTCCTTCTTCATATTTTAACTTAGGTAAAGGTATATCCTTACATGGATTATTTTCGATAATTTCCCATTCTGAAGCTACAGACATAATACTGGAGAAAGCTTTATATATATTGTGTACTGTGGAAGGTGATAGTGTTCCTGCATTCCCATCTCTACGTTTATTATTTTTTTGCAAGTCATTTACAAAGAAAATAATATCAACTTTCTTGATTTCTCGTATTTTTATATCTCCAAAAATCGGAAGAATGCGCTTTTCAAGATGGTTACAGTTATCTCTAAAGCCCCGAATGCTATAGTGCTGTTTAGCATATTCATCCCTCCAGCGAGGGTATAGTTCGTTAAGAGTAACGGTATCTAAGTTATTGAAATATACCTCTTTATTTTTTGATAACTCTTCTTCAAATAATATAAGTAAACGTTTAGCTTCTTTTTCATTTTTAGCCTCAACGGTTTTATATTTTCGGACGCGTTTTTTCCCTCGATACCCTAGGTCTGCATATAATGAATATTTATTTTTTCCTATTTGTTTAACATATCCCACTATAATTGCTCCTTTCAGCAAGAGAATAACCGTCAAAAAAATGATTATTAAGGTAATGATTTAGACGTTTTTGAGCGAATTCATACTTAACATTAAATAGTAGTTGGATCATATTAATAGCTTTTTCTTCATCTATAGGTAGTTCTATTTTTTTTAGCATGAAAGTTGGTACACATGCTTGTAAAGCAAAATTGTTTGCTTTATATTCCTGATACTCCCTAAAAAGAGATATAGCTTTGACTTGATTACCAGAATGCAAAATCGCATGACCTAATTCGTGGCAAAAATCCTGCCATTGTTCCTCATTAGATAATCGTGAGTCTATAGAGATCACATTTCCAGAATTCATTGAATCAATAGGTAAATAGAGTAATGTTAAACCAAGTTTTGGTGCAATTATTCGTGGATCTAACTGTTTTGGAGTAGTGACATTAATACTTGAATAAAGGTTTCGAATGTAATCTTCTGAATGAGTGTAAATAAAAGTCATAATTCCCCTCTTTTGCAAACAAATGTTCCTATATATTAACAAAAAAATTCACCAAAGGAAAGGTGAATTTTATAATTATTTGGGAATTACATAAAATCTTGTAACATTACTTCTTGTTTTCTTGTTGTTTTTTCCACACTTCATAAAACACTTCGAATTGTTCTAGTGCATCAAGCATATTCTCTGGTTGGTTTTTGAAAAATAAATTTTCTCTAGTTAAAAAGAAATCGATAACTTCTTTTTGGTATGCACTTAGTTTGTTGTAATCCTCATCTGAAATACCTGCAAGTTTGTGGTTAACCGGAGAAGGTTCATCGCTAACGCAAAGTAAATAATCTGTCGTTACTTTGAAATAATTAGCTATTTTTTGAAGTAATTCAAAGTCAGGCTCTCTTTTCCCAGTCTCATATTTAGATAATGCAGAATATGTTATCCCTAATGAACTAGCTAGATGTTCACGAGTTATTTTTTCGTTTTCTCTTAATTTCTTTAATCTTTCATGAAACATAAGAGTTCTCCTTTTAGTTTGATTTATTAAATTTTACACTTATTGTCCAATAAATATTTGCATTTGGACAAAATGTGTAATTAATAGTTGACTTTGGACGTTTTGTCCATTATATTTAACTCAAGAGACAAAAAGTCCAACAGAACTGAGGTGAAGAAATGAGATCAAATTTAAAAACTCTTCGACAGAAGAAGAAATTAAGTGTTAAGAAAATATCTCAAATATTAGGTATTTCTACTTCTCACTATTACAAAATTGAAAGTGGAATAAGAAACCCAAACTTTATTCTCGCTGGGAATATAGCTGAATTATTCAACTGTAGCGTAGATGAAATTTTTTTTAAACAACTTTTGGACGAAGTGTCTAAAACGAATGTTTCTTAGTAGACAATATGTCTATTCATTTCCTTATTAACACCCTATCTATATAAAACGAAAGGGGGTGTAGTTGTGGAGCAAAATAAGCTTGAATTACTACATGATGAACTTTTTAAAAGAAGAACTGAACTTTTAAAAAAAGTTGATGCAGATGTAGTGAACAAAGTTCTGCAGTCTTTAAGAAAATCGTTAAGTCAACATAATTTGTCTTCTGAGCAAACAGAAGCAATATTAAATTATTTTTACTGGTTTCATTATGAGAACGACAATTAAAATTGCCGGTCCAATTGGTTTATCGACTAAGTATTTCCTTAGCTTTTTCGTGAACATCAACAACTGTTAAATCAGGATTTCCTTTTACAAAGCCTTCTAGTTCAAGGCGCGGTAATGTAGATTCTAAAACTCTAGCAATTTTAAATCCATATACATGTAGAGAAGTAATAGATACATTTTCAAAATTAAATCTATTCATTCTTTCCCCGATTAGAAGTTGTAAGAAAATCATCATATCTAAAGTCTCTAATAACTCTTGGTGTTGATATTTTTCTAAAAGGGGTTGGCTGTGAAGGTCTTCTAATGAGTATTTACCTTCACCTAATTTGTAAACAGTTGTAATAATTTCGCAAACCATAATATTGTTTAATTTCATATTCTTACCTCCGATCTACCAATAGTTTAGCAGATTGGGGAATTTTAAAACATAGGAGGTCTTCTCATGAATCAATTAAAAGTAGTTCCATTCAACAGTCAATTGGTAACAGATAGTCGAGATGTGGCAGAAATGGTCGGGAAACGTCATGACCATTTAATCAGAGATATTAAAGGGTACATCGAGATTTTAGAGGACGCCCCAAATTTGGGGAGTGCGAATTTCTTCATACCCCACACTTATCGCAATAGCCAAAATAAAGAAATGCCTTGCTATCTACTCACAAAAAAAGGTTGTGACATGGTTGCCAATAAAATGACTGGAGAAAAAGGTGTCTTATTCACAGCAGCATATGTCATTCGTTTTGAAGAAATGGAAGAGCAGCTTAGTAAACCACAATTTAATCTGCCTTCTACTTACAAAGAAGCCTTAATCGCTCTACTCGAAAAAGAAGAAGAACGTGAACAACTTGAATTAGCTAACAAACAAAAAGATCAAATCATCGGTGAAATGAAACCGAAAGCTGATTACACAGATCGAATTTTGAACAGCAAAGGGTTAATGACTATTACACAAATAGCCAAAGATTACGGTATGTCCGGACAAGCAATGAACAACAAACTTCACGAATTGGGTGTGCAATATAACCAAGGAGGTCAATGGCTTCTATACAGTAAATATCACGACAAAGGATTTACTCATTCACAAACCATTGATATTACACGTTCAAATGGTAGTCCTGATACAAAACTAAATACTAAGTGGACTCAAAAAGGTCGATTATTTTTGTACGACATTTTGAAGTCTAAAGGCATTGTCCCGGTGATAGAACGTAACAATAAACCGCAATTACGAATTGTGCAGTGATGTACTGCTCGCTAGGAGGTTAGCAAAATGAATCTAACTATAGACGAACTGAAAGACGCATTACTTAACGCCGAATTAGTCGACTTGTTTCAAAAGGCTTACAAGCAGGGAGTTGAAGATTGTAGAGAAGCTATGAAATCTGAATTGCTTCTACCTTCAAACTTAAGAAAAGAACACGTTGCTAAAATATTCCAATGTGAACTACCGACTGTAGAGAAGATAATTCGCATGGATGGATTCCCAAAGTGTCATGCATTAACAGCTCGTTATCCACGAGATAAAGTACTAGAATGGCGAGACAATAATGTGATGTATATGAATGAGCGCTTGGGAATTTATGTGAGCGAAAACGAAAGTCTTAGATTATTAAGGGCTTAGGAGAGGCCAGGGCAAATGGCCTCAAGTCAAACTACCAATCTAGTAAGAGGTAGGGGCAAATCTACCTCTTATCATTATATTAAGTTAACTTGAGAGAAATTGGTATTCCACAATGGAATTTATTCCAATACGGAATATTGAGGAGGACGTAATTATGTTCGATGCACTTGAACACGGAAAATTGTTAAAACTCTTTCGTAAGAAAGCAAAAATGACTCAAGAGGATATTGCGGAAGAATTAAATATAACACAATCATGTGTAAGCAAATATGAGAGTGGTAGAAAGGTTTTAGATTTATCAACATTTTTAAAATGGATTAACATAACAAACTCTGAAATGCCAGCAGCCGCAATATTATTCGGAATGGATACTGTAAATGCCGTAACTCAGTTAATGCCGATGATGCCAATGTTTATAGGAGGATTGTTCAGATGGATATTGTAGAAAAATTGAAGCTAGAGATAGCAAAGTTAGAGGCTTGCAACGAGGATTTATTAGTAGCTATTGGAGTGCATAACAAACGTGGAGATTATCACCAATCAGCGGAGTGTATGCGAAAAATCAAGAATTCAACAAACGAAATCGTAAGACTAAAAGCACATTTACAAGATCAACAAAATTTCCTTTGGGTTATCAAAGATTTACAAGATAGAGGTCTACTAAGCGAGGTGATGAAGAAGTATGCGCATCAAAGTTAGAGCCTGGAGGCACATGACGCTTAGACAAAGGTTAGTATATGTACATTTTTATTGTGACAAAAAAGTGCTTGCAAAACTAAATGGCAATAAAAAAGCTGCATAATCTTTGGGGGATTAAACAGCAACTAAATTATACAAATGTATTATACCACAAAATCAGACGTTTGCGAGTCGAAACTCGCTCTCGTCAAGCAGTTCATAATTCCTCCTCGAATTGGTCTGGTTAACCAAACATATTATGAACTGCTTGATGGGATTCCATCAAATACATACAGAAAGAGGGTGAGAAAACATGAGTATCGCACCGTTTAAGCCAAGAATGCAAGAGGTCCTTCTAGATACAGAAGTGTTTGAAGAACGCTTTGCTGAGTATGACATCATCAGTGAATTTACTGGAATCATCTACACCTTAGTGGCAGTTGAGGACAATGTACGTTACTTGAGCTTTGTAACAAAGTCTTATGCGGAAGTATTACGAAAACAAAAGGAGGCGATAGCGTGAATGTTCTATTAGAAGTAGAAAATCCAATGGTACTTGGTCGCATTGAGTATCCAACAGCACCTTATGAGCCAACTGTAAGCTTTGAAATGCACGATGATTTTGGTAGTTTCATAGCTTCTGGTGACGTGTATTTCGAGATTGGTGATGCGATCGTACACATCGACAACATCAGTGATTACTTGGCTACAGGATATAAGGATGATTCAACTTACGATATGAGTGATTCAGAGGTTATTGCTTACGTGGAGGAGCATTATGGCATTGCTCATACAAAAAAATAATCCAATCCGTTGCACCGGAAAGGATTAAGTAAGGACCATGCCAAATATCATTTTTCAAATTATAACGCATGGTCCTAATAAATACAAATCAAAGGAGGCATTTTAATGAACTTGTTGCAGGAAACAGAATTACATGAACTTTATGAAATGCAACCACAAGAAAAACAGATAATTGTCATTAAAGATATTAATGGACTGAATTGGGCATTACGAAAAATCAATGCAGCCAATACAAAATTGAATGAAATTAAATCATTAGCTGATGCAGAACGAGAGCGCATTAATGCTTGGGAGAAAAAAGTGAGTGCAGGATTGGCGAGTGATATTACTTTCTTTGAACAGAAAATATTTGAATATCATTCACAAGTTCTAGCTAACGATTCTGAACAAAAAAGCATTGTTACTCCATACGGTAGAGTGCGATCCATTACAAATGAAGCACAGCCAGAAAGGTTAGATGATGAAGAGTTATTCAATTATGTAGTGGCTAACCAATTACCTTATGTAGAAGTAAGTACTTCTCGAAAATTGCAGTGGGGCGAACTCAAAAAAACGCTTAAAGTTGTGCAACATGGTGAAGAACAAATTGTTGTAGATGCAGATGGACAAGCTGTACCAGGGGTAATAGTAAAACCACGAACAACAACATTCAAAGTGGAGGTGGATGACTAATGAAAAAATCAGAATCAATTGCAGCATTAGCTAAATCTTTATCGCAGTTTCAGTCCAAGGTTAAACAGCCTCTTAAAGACAAAAACAACCCTTTCTTCAAATCCAAATATGTACCACTAGAAAGCGTTGTTGAGGCTATTACAGAGACTTCAGGAGAATTCGGCTTATCATTCATTCAATTCCCTTTAAATGATGCTAATGGACGTGTAGGTGTAACAACATTACTTATGCATGAATCAGGTGAGTGGATTGAATCAGAACCGATTTTCGCTACACCAGCTAAACAAGATGCACAGGGTGCAGGATCAGTTATTACTTACTTAAAACGCTATTCGTTGTCGGCGATATTCGGAATCACAAGCGATGAGGATGATGATGGCAACGGTGCTCAAATTCCTAATCAGAATTCACAGCCTAAACAGCAAGGTGGACAAAACAATAACTTGATATCTGATGCACAGTTGAAAGCTCTAAATTCATCTATCAGTACAGCAGCGAAGCGTACAAACACTGATGTTTCTCAAGTAACTGATTATGCGAAACAATCATTTAACATTCCAGCAAACGTTGAAAACAAATCACTGACAAAAACTCAAGCAAGCCAACTGATTGATTTTATTAATCAATTACAACCAAAGGCTGTGTAGATGAATAACGTACCACACAAAGTCCTTTTGCCTGCTTGGATATTTGAGCAGGCGAAGGATAACGACGAAACAAGACACTTAGTGCTGCAATACATGACTAGGTATCCAAACTATCGAATTATCAAAGTGAGTGGTAGTTTCGCGGTTTGTGAGAGGTTTGAAGGTTTTTTATGAATAAATTCATGATTGAAAATTTGAATATTGCGACATAAGGAGAGGCGAGGGCAAATGGCTAAATACAGATACGTCTACACAACTTTTTGGAACGATCCTCGTGTGGTTGAGGAAATGACAGCAGAGGACAAGTACTTCTTCCTGTATTTGCTGACAAATGAAAGTACGACACAAATTGGAATCTATCAAATTACTAAAAAGCAAATAGCTTTCGATATGGGCTACTCAATGGAAAGCGCTGGTGCATTACTACAACGCTTCAGAGACCACCACAAGATTATTAAATACAATGAAGAAACTCGTGAAATAGCTATTAAAAACTGGGGCAAATACAATCTGAATCGCGGAGGCAAACCGATTCTAGATTGTGTGAAATCAGAACTAAAAGAAGTGAAAGATACTTCATTGATTCAATGGGTAGGCGAAGGAATCTCGAACGATTCTGTACGTATCGTCTACGAGTCGTACTACGATACGTCACACGATACGCATAACGTTACGTCAGAAAATGGAGAATCCAGTAATGATGCGGGTTCTTACGATACGTCAACGATACGTGGACAAAAAGAAAAAGAAAAAGAAAAAGAAAAAGAAAAAGAAAATAAAAAAGAAAAACAAACAACAGACAGGGAGGTCGGTAAGTCGTCTGTCACTGAGGAACAATTAACATTCTTAACAAAATTCTATGATAAAAACATTCAAAGAGCATCTGGTTACATTTGTGAATGCATTGAACACATGACTCGTGAAAATGATCCAGCACTTGTTTATGAAGCTATGAAAATCACAGCACTTCAACAACCGAATAAACCAATGCAGTATACAGAACGAATATTAGCGAATTGGAGAAAGGATTTTATAACGAATGTTGAGCAACTAAAGGCTAAGGAAGAGAGGGAGAAAAACAAGCGACAACAGTCTAATCAATCCTCTTATCAAAAGCCTAAGGGTCGAACAGAAGTAGTTCCAGAGTGGTTCAACAAACGTAATGAAGAAGATCCTACACCAGTTACTGAATCTAATAGCAATACTATAGATTTTGAGGCTGAGAGACAAAAGGTTTTAGATATGCTTGGGAAAAAGGAGAGTGTGAGTAATGGCTGAAAAGTTGGAAGTTACTCCAGATAACATGTTAGAGGAAGTTCTCAGATACTTAGAAAACAATGTATAAGCAGGAATTGCTAAAAGAAAAGAGGTTTTAAATTGATAAATCGTGTCGTTTTAATTGGCCGTTTAGTAGCTGATCCAGAGTTACGATATACACCAAATGGTATCGCCTCATGTAAGTTTCGAGTGGCAGTCAACAGACCATTTAAAAACGAAGGTGAGCAACAAGCAGACTTCATTAGCTGCGTTGCATGGCGCAAACAAGCTGAGAATCTAGCAAACTTCATGAAGAAAGGCAATTTAATAGGTTTGGAAGGGCGAATCCAAACAGGCAGCTATGAAGGGCAGGATGGCAAACGCGTTTACACTACAGATGTAGTAGCCGACAGCATTCAGTTTTTAGAGCCAAAGAACGGTACAGTAGGCTCACAGAGCACTTCAAACTACGAATCTAGGACAAATACAGGTGGAACGTATCAAGGCGGTTCACAAGGGCGATATGGCGGTAATAACAACCAGCCAAATTATACAAAAGGTAATGAAGATCCGTTTGCAAATAGTAAGGGACCGATTGAGGTTAATCAGGATGATTTACCGTTCTGAGAAATTTATTAATCAACTATATGATTGAGGATTAATTACACGCTGCTGGTAGAACGGCGTTAGGTTGTTTTATCAGCAGACTTCTAAGAGCGTTAGCTGGAGGGCAATCATGGCAGTAAAAAATAAATCATACGCCAATCGCGGTATCTCGAACATATTATCGACATGGCAAACAACAAATATCGGAATACAGGTGTAGCAGATGTACGGAAAATACCTACGCCAGTAAAGATTTTAAATAACACAGGAAACCGAATCACTGGGCATCTAGAGAAAGCAACTTGGGTCGACTATTCAGGCGTATATAAAGGCAAAGCGATTATATTCGATGCCAAGGAAACGGGTATTACAAATTTACCTCTAGATAGCATCCATACACACCAATACGAGCTATTAAAATCATGGCACAGAAAAGGTGCTATTGCTTTCCTTATCGTTTATTTCAAACTTCACGACAAATACTACTTACTTCCGTTTGAAACGCTAAGAGAGGCTTGGGAGACGCGTGAAAATGGTGGTAGAAAATCTATTGCTTGGGAAACTTTTGAAAACGAGTGTATTGAGGTTAAGTCAAAGGATGGGTATACGTTGCATTACTTGGATGCGTTGGAGGTATGACGCATGAATACAGTACGCAAGGAAGTTAAACAACTCAGAGCATATAACAAAAAAGTTTGGTGGGAATAAACCTACCAAACTTTAAGGATTAGTTAGATCTAGGTTTCTTTGAAAGAATCCAAGCAAGAACAACTAAGACAATAATTATCCAGGCTAATTTATATGGTAAAACAACTACATTCCAAGAGATAGAAATGATATTAGCTATACTTTCAAACATAAATGAAAAATCGAACATATTTTGCCTACTTCCTTTTTAACCAAATTATAGCATACAAACAGATTCGGAAAAGAAAAAGCCGCAGCGTGTTCAGACGCTACAGCTCAGAATTGGTCATGCCCTTTGAGGTTTCTCAAAATTATTATAACACACCGTAGGAGGGCAAACCTATGTTAAAAGGGCAAAAAGAAATGAATAAAGAACAAATCGAACAAGCTTTAAAGGATTATCGTTGGATGTTGAGTACACTCGAGATCCATAGAGATGCAGTAACAAAGATGGGAGACAATGGTATTAAGTCGGCAACAGCTCAATACGGAGAGGAAGCTGGCATGCCGAAAGGACAAGGGAGTAATAGTGATCCAGTTTTTAATGATGTAATACGTCGAGAAATTTATTCAACACGTATTATTTTGGATTACAAGCGTAAGGTCAAGGAAATTCAAAATCGTATGAAATATATTACAAAACCTCGTGATATAGAGATTCTACATTGGATGTTAGAAGGAAAAAGCTTTGCTTGGATTGGAAATCATATGAAACTTTCGGAACGACATATTAGACGCATCAAAGATTCTATAGTGGATCAAATGTTAGAAATAATGGATTCTACATGTAATAAGGTTTCTTAAGAAATAATCGCATCCCAATAACCTATGGGGTGCGATTTTATTTTTATACGAAAATAGTTTCTTGTATTGTATAATATTAGGAATTACGATTTCGGAGGTAATAGGATTATGGAAAAACAAGAGAAAAAAAAGAATGGGAGAAAACAGGTTGACGCTCTACATTTAATATATTTAGGAATAATTACTGGAGGATTGATAGTACTATTATTGTCATATATTTTTGGGGAATCAATAAAAGCAGGCTCACATTTGAATTTTGCTGCTACATTAACGTCAATCTTATTAGCAGTTATTGCCATTGTGATTACTTTAATCGATGTTGCTGGTCAAAGAAGTAATATATTTGATGTGAAGAATAGTGTAGAAAATTTACAGACAGTAAGTGTCCAAATTGAAGAAGTGCTTGAGCGATATAATGAGCAAAGTGTAAATACAATTACTCAATTAATGGAGATAGTTAATGAATTAGGTGAAAGTCATAAAGAAATGGCTAGTCAAATGAGTTCTTTGACATCGAAAATTGAAAATATACCTTCAGAAGTTGCCGAAGTTCAGGAGTTGAAAGAAGAAGCTAAAAAAGTTAATGAGAAGTTTAAAGACCAAGATAAGGATATATTTATTAAGGAAGTAAGAGTAAATGGTATTTCATATCCAGCAAAGCAAATATCACCGGTTTCTTCCGGAAATTCAGAAATAGGAGCTTCCATTACTGTTTCGAAAAAGGGTAAACCACAGCCGACTATTATATATGAATGACAATGTACAATAGCATATTATAACTTTAAATGTCCGATATGCCGAATATGTCGTAAGTTTGATAGGAAATAAACCTATAATGTATCATGTGAGGAAGGACGGCGCGGTAAGGTTTTCCTGCATTGGTATTTCTAAAATCTTAATTATTAGGGAAAGACAGACCGACGACCGACCAGCGCTCCATAAATTTATTCGGAGCATGACATACATGGCCGGCCCATATTTTTAAGAGATTAGGTATCTTAATTATTATAAAAGGCTAAAAATAAAACACCAAAATCTTTTAATCCCCTTTAAAGAGTTTGGTGTTTTTTGGTTGAATTTGTAGATAAAATGAGCTAATATAAAGAGAACAAATGTTCCTTTTGTGTCTATGTATTTACTGTTATACCCAAATAATGTATGATTTTAGTGGTAAATTCATATAATTAAAGGGGAATGAAAGAATGGCTACTCAAAAAGGTAAAAAGACAAGAATGAAAATTAAAGGTTTTGAAATATCAAATGATATAACGTTAAATGATACTTTAAAACATGGTTTTTATTACAATCATGAATTAATGGATTTGTTTTTTAATTCAATTCTGTTAATTGATTTAGATAAAAGAAAATATAAAAATGATGAAGTTACATTAAATCTAGTAGAATACAAGCAATCTAATAATGTTAATATGATGGAAGGGATATTTACAACTGCAAGACATGGTATTCCTAAAACTACAATAAATATCGAGACTCAAGAGGAAATGAATACTATTGAACACTACGAAGGAGTGAAAAGTGAAATTCATTTTACTCTTGATAAGAAAAAAGGTCTTTTGCTTGTACAGGAGGATAAACAAAATCATGTATTTTCAAGATCTGTTTTGAAATCATTTTTATATTCGCATAGACAGCTTATTTTCCCTTATATAGAGGAATTTAATAGAGAAAATTTTGCTAATAAAGCATCTTTATATAAAAGAGGATTTTATGCAATTAATTCTTTGCCTCCAATTGATTTTATTGAAAAACTAAATGAATTTAAAACTATAAAAAGTGGAATATTATATATTAATTCCTCAGAAAATAAACAAGTTAATAACGACGTAATTCAGAAATTAGAAGAAGAACTAAACGATCATGAGATAGATGAATATGACATCGAAATGAAGATAAAAAATAAATCACCAAATGGCATGGTGAAAACATTTGAAAAATATTTTAACAGAATGATGGAAATTCAAAAATATGATGATTATGCAATAGAGGGTGTAACTAAATCAGGAGCTACAAAGAAAATTACACCAGATTCAATTACTAGAGAATTTGATATAGAAGTACAAATTAATGGAAATGGTATTCCTAATTTAGATGATATATTTAATGGAATGGAAAGTATAATATTGCATAAAAATCCTTTGGTTGATAAAGAGGAGTTTGATCAGTCATTTTTCATAAAGGATGATACTAATGTTCAAAAGAAAATCCAAGAAATCGCAAACGCGATCAATAAAACTGAAGAGACACAGGAAGAAGAGAGAGCAGGAGCAAAGTAATTTAAAAAGAGTAATATCTGGCTACAGACAAGGAATGAAGAAGAAGAGATTTTTCTTAGAAATCATGTTGCCATTAATATTAAGTGTTTCATCGGCATTGTTATATTTTTCTTTTAAAGATGAATCTTTAATAACAAGGATAACAACAATTAATTCGAACATTTCTTCAGTTATAGCTATCCAGATAGGATTTAATATTACTTCTTTGGCGCTAATCGCTTCTTTCGGGGAGTCTGCCGGTAGAAAGGCATTTACTAAAATAGAAAATAAAGATGAAACATATGATAATATGAATCAAATTATATCAACTTATGTTTATAATATCTCTATTTATATTTTACTTCTAATTTGGGGATTTTTACATCTTTCCGTTATTGAACCGATATTTAAGGCGGATATTGGATTGAAATTAAATTATTACTTTTTCCTTGTATCTAAATGGATTTATTTTACAGGATGGAGTTTTTTGATTTTACACGGCTTTATCGTATTTATGAGGAACGTGGTTTTAATTCAGTTATATCTGTTAAGTGTATTAAAGAACAATAACAATAACAATAACAATAACAATAAATCAAATTTGGAATAAAAATTGTATATGAAAGATTAAAGGCGTGTTTTTGCGTCTTTTTCTTTTGGTTAAAAAATGTTGAGAAGGAGTGATTTTTATGTGAACTTCGTCACTTTCCATAATTCAGTCAAACTTACAAAGCAACAAGTGCGCGGATACGCACTATAAAACTAAAATACAATTCGTTTATTTACATGATACGTGGTGCAGTTCTACCACGGTTCTAAAAGTGAGCTAACTCGACAATTACTACAATAACAAAGCTTTCATCTTAGGATGGAGGCTTTTTCTTTTGCTTTGAAAACTGCATCAAACAGCCAAAACATTTTGTGATGATAGGGCAGAGTTTGGTGTGGTTTTGAGAGTTTAATCAAAATTTTATTAAGGTTTTGTACATACCTTTCGTTTTATTATAGAATGGGAGGTTGATATTTTGAAAAAAGTTTATGTCGGTATTTTAATAATCGTAATTCTATTATTACCATTTACAATTAATTTTATTGGTAATAATTACAAGATAGATTCCGAAGCGAATTTTGGTGATTGGATAGGATTCTGGGGAGGTTATTTCGGAGGGATTGTTGGAAGTATAGCTGTAATATTCACTACTTATATGATCATTCAACACGAAAAAAAACTGTCAGAACGAACTTTTTTAGAACAAATTAATTTACAAAAACAGATGATGGTTGAACAAGATAGAATGGAAAAAGAGAGAATAAAGATACAGTATGAACTAAGTGAAAATGATGAATTCTATAAAAAATTAATAGAATTACAAACACTATTTGTATCTACACATAACAAAATGATGGAATTAGTGATCATAAAAGAAGCTATGCATTTAAATCAGATTGAATATTCGATAGATGAAATTGTAAAAAATAGAGATATTGCAATGGAATCTAACAATAAATTTAGAGAAAAATTAATAGACATTATTTCAAATTTCAATATAGTATTTAACAAATTTGACCTCAATGATTTTTTTAATATTGTGGAAGAATATAAAGAAGTATTATTAAGTGTTAGAAAAAATGATTTCAATTTTGAAGAAGCTTTTGAAATATTGGAGAATAGTAATAAGATTTTTATTGAAGTATGGAAAGAACAAATTTCCTTCCAATCAGAAACAAAGAAAAAGTTATTGACTAGATTAAAGTAAAAGATTAAGGCTTCGAACGTTTATATCAAAAATATATTAATGACATACATTTCCTTTTCACTCTATTATTGAGTGGGAGGTGAGGTTATGGAAAATTGGAAAAACCTTTTTTATGAAACGGCAGAAGATTACTATTTAAAGGATTGTATGTCTAATTTTTTGTTAGCAAGACAATTAATTATTGATAAAATTGAAAATGTTTTATCTCCTTTAAAGCGAATTGATGAAAATTTATATTACATCGAAGATCAATCACTTGTGCGTGTAGGTAATATTGAAATAAATTTTTTAACTGAATTTATACTACCTGGGCGAGATATTGATACAATACGCGTCGTAAAAAGAAATTTAGTAACAGATGAAGAAGAGTTATCGGTGAAAATTCATATAAACGATAACGGAGGCAGTATACAATACGGCGATAACAAGCCAGAAAAAGTAACAGAAGAAAATATTGATTTACTGTTAAAACATCTATTAATGGATAGTTTTAAATAGTCATAAAAAGCATTCGTCATTTAAAACGGATGCTTTTTTATTTCACAAAGCAACTAGCATAATGGGGTGATTACAAAACAAACAAATGATGGAGGTGGTGGTGTATGAGATATGGCTAGACCAAGGAATCCGAAACGTGATGAAGCGTTTCAAATGTGGCTAGAAAGCAAAGGGCAAATGCTTTTGAAGGATATTGCAGAGCAATTGGAATTATCCGATTCTCAAATTCGAAAGTGGAAGAACCAAGATAAATGGGATGACCAATTGAAAGGTAACGTTACTAAATCCAATGGTAACGTTACTAAACGAAGTCGTGGTGCTCCTGTAGGTAATAGCAACGCTAAGGGGCATGGTGCACCTAAGCAAAATCAGAACGCAACAACACACGGGTTCTTTGCTAAATTCCTACCTGAAGAAACACTCGAAATCATGGAAGCAATGAACGAACGTTCTCCAGCCGATTTAATCTGGGATCAAATACAGATTCAGTATGCTGCAATTATTCGTGCTCAACGCATCATGCATGTTGAATCGAAAGACGAAATGATTAAGGAGCTCAAAAAACATAAGGATACAGAATGGGGAGAGGAAGTCGAATACAACTTCCAATTCGCATGGGAACGACAGGCGCAACTACTCACTGCTCAATCAAGAGCAATCGGGGAGTTGCGTTCTTCTATTCGTCAATTTGTTGAGATGGCTGATGCTGATGATGAACGTAGACTTAAGCTTGAACAAATGCAGTTGAATATTGATAAGACAAAAGTAGAAATCACTAATCTTGATAAAGACCGTGATAAATCAGTTCGAGTGGTGATTGTGGATGATGTGTGATGACTGACAAACGTATAAGTATAGCTAGTATCATTACAGAACAATTCAAACCATTTTGGCGTGCTTCCAGAGCAAAAGAGCATCTACGTTATGTTTTAAAAGGCGGTCGTGGTTCTGGTAAGTCGTTTCATATTCCAATGCGTATCTTATTAGACATCATGGAATACCCAGTGTCAGCTATTGGTATTCGTAGGGTACAAAATACAATCCTAAAGTCTGTTTATGCTAACTTCAAAGCTGCGGCAAATATCATGGGAGTTCGTGATCAATTCCGTTTTGTTGATTCCAAGCTCGAAATCACTTACTTAGGCAGAGGGAACAAGATTTATTTTGCTGGCGCTGATGATCCGGAGAAGATTAAATCTATTAAGGATGCAGATTTCCCATTGGCCATAGCATGGTTTGAAGAATTAGCAGAATTTAAAAGTGAAGATGATATAACAACAATTGAAAACTCGATTCTACGTGAGGAGTTGGAAGGGAAGATCTTTTCGCAAGCTGACAGACAGCAAGCGTACCCTTTTGACTACTCTTTTTATTATTCTTACAATCCACCGAAGCGTAAGCAGTCGTGGGTGAACAAGAAGTACGAGGGTTCAATGATTGATGATAATACTTATGTTCATCATTCTACGTATTTAGGAAATCCGCATTTATCGAAAAAGTTTATTGAAGAAGCAGAAAATGTTAAGAAAAACAAGCCGTTAAAATATCGTTGGGAATACCTCGGTGAAGCAATAGGAAGTGGGGTTGTTCCGTTCGATAATCTACAAATTGAATCAGGTTCGATTACTGATGAAATGGTTGCATCGTTTGATAACATCCGAAATGGTAACGACTTTGGATATGCAACGGATCCATTAGCATTTGTCCGTTGGCATTATGACAAAAAGAAAAACGGTATCTATGCTGTTGATGAAATCTATGGCGTGAAAATCAGTAATCGAAAACTAGCCAAGGAATTGAAAGTTAGAGGCTATCAATCAGACCGGATAGCAGCTGATTCAGCGGAACCGAAGTCTATCGCTGAATTACGTGACGAACAAGGAATACCACGTATTTACGGTGTTAAGAAAGGTCCTGACAGCGTGGAATATGGCGAAGAATGGCTCGATGATTTAGATTTCATTTGTATTGATCCATTAAGAACACCAAATATCGCAAGAGAATTTGAGAATATTGATTACCAGACGGATAAGGACGGTAATCCTATCGCTCGTTTAGAGGATAAGGATAACCACACAATTGATGCTACGCGCTATGCATTTGAAGAAGATATGCGAGGTAGCACATACAGTTTTGATTAGAAAGAGGTGAGGACATGGGTTTTTTCCCTTTTCAAGGTGCTATTACAGAAACAGATAAATTAAATTCAATTATTGGTGAAGGTGCTAAAAAAGGCATCACATTTAAAAAGCGTATCGAAAAAGAAATAGCAGAATTTAAGTTATCTGAAAAGCGCAGCTGGATGTTTGAAGGTGACAACTATTTCGAAGGTAACCACAATATTTTAACTCGTAAGCGAATGGTTATTGGTAAGGATGGCGAGAAAGAAGAAGCTACTAATCTGCCAAACAACAAACGCGTTGACAATCAATACGGTAAGTTAGTGAATCAAAAGGTTAATTACCTATTCGCTAAACCTTTAACGCTCGAAACAGAGAGTGAGATATACCAAAAGGCACTTAAACTAGTTTTAAACAACAGATTCCACAAAACGCTTAGAAACTTAGGTGAACATGCTTTTAATCATGGCATAGCATGGATTTATCCGTACTACAATGAGCGTGGAGAATTTAGCTTTATGCTTATTCCAGCCTATCAAGTGTTGCCTTATTGGAAAGATACAGAACGAACCGTATTAGATTATGCAGTTCGTATTTATTCAATTGAGGAATGGAAAGGTGATAAGAAAGAAGTCATCGAAAAGGTTGAAATCTACACCGTTGATGGGATTGAAAGATACATTCTTGATAATGAAAAGTTGATACCTGATGTAGAGCTCGGCGAAACTGCAACATACTTAAATGTCACGAAAGGCGGTCGTTCAGAAGGGCGTAACTGGGAGCGAGTGCCGTTAATACCTTTCAGATACAACAGCCGTGAAATACCTCTTATCAAGTCAGTAAAGAGCTTACAAGATGGTATCAACGAAATCCTTTCAGACTTCAATAACAACATGCAAGAAGATGCCCGTTCAACAATCCTTGTGATTCACAACTATGATGGACAGGATCTAGGAGAGTTTCGTTATAATCTTGCTAAGTTCGGTGCTGTTAAAGTACGCAGTGACGGAGTTAAGGGCGGTATCGATACACTTACAGTTGAAGTAAATAAAGATAACTACGAATCTATTCTCACGTTATTCAAAAAGGCACTAGTAGAGAATGGTAAGGGCTATGATTCAAAAGATGATCGTATGTCGAACAATCCTAATCAAATGAATATCCAGTCTATGTATTTAGATATTGATTTAGATGCTAATGGTATTGAAACAGAGTTTCAGGCTTCGTTTGAAGAGCTGCTATGGTTTGTTAACAAACACTTGGAGCACATAGGTAAAGGCAACTTCGATAACGAAACAGTTAAGGCAATCTTCAACCGAGACATACTCATAAACGAATCCGAGGTTATTGATAGCTTATCTAAATCAACAGACTTATCACTTGAGACTCGTATTGCTCAACATCCTTATGTTTCTGATGTGCAACTGGAGTTAGAACGTAAGAAGAAGGAACAGCAAGAACAGATGGATATGTACGATAATTACGACACCACTTTCCAACAAAAGCAAGGTGAGTTAAATGGCAAAGAAAACACGTGATTATTGGAGAAAACGTTTTGAAATGTTGGAGCAAGCGCAGCATGAGAAGAGCACAACATACTATAAGGATCTTGAAAAAGCTTATATCAAAACGATGCAAGAAATTGAAAAAGATATTGCTCGATGGTATCAGCGCTTTGCCAAAAATAACGAAATTTCACTTGATGAAGCGAAGCAGCTGTTAAAAAGTGATGAATTAAAAGAGTTCCGATGGACCGTTGAGGAATATATCGAATATGGCGAAAAGAACGCAATCAACCAGAAGTGGTTGAAGCAACTCGAAAATGCATCTTCTCGTGTCCATATAAGCCGTTTGGAAAGTTTGCAAATACAACTTCAACAGCATGTAGAAAAACTGTATGGTAGACAAATTGAGGGCTTTGAGCACTTAATGAAAGATGCATATCAAACACAGTACTATCACACAGCATTTGAAGTACAGAAAGCTTTCGAAATTGGCTTTACTTTGCAGGCACTAGACGAAACGAAGCTAACAAAAGTCATTAGCAAGCCTTGGACTGCTGATGGTCAAACGTTCTCAGCGAAGATATGGCGTGACCGAAACTTATTGCTTGATACATTGCACACTGAACTTATTCAATCGATGGCCCGTGGTGAAGCACCAGACCGTATGATTGGTTCCATAGCTAAAAAAATGAATACCTCACGTTCTAACGCTTCTCGGCTAGTTATGACCGAATCAGCGTTTTTTAGTGCTGCTGCTCAAAAGGATGCATATGATGAGCTTGAAGTTGAAAAGTACGAGATTATAGCTACATTAGATTTTAAAACGAGTTCTATATGTCGAACGATGGATGGCAAGATTTTTAAACAAGAAGATTTCATGCCAGGGGTAACAGCAAATCCGTTTCATCCTCGATGTCGAACGACAACAGCACCGTATTTTGATGATGAGTTCAGTATTGGTGAACGTGCTGCAAGAGATGCTGATGGTAAAGTGTACTATGTGCCATCTGATATGAAATATGATGAATGGAAAGAAAGGTTTATCTTAAATGATAAATCCGTTACCTCTAAAAGAGAAATTCGAGATGAATCGAATGAACGTAATCGTAAAGTGTATCCAGTCAAACAATCCAATGTAAATTGGCAAAATTATTTAAATGTAAATCAAGTGGGTAGTGATCTTTTAAACGAGATTCACAGTGAATTGAATGGATTTATGAATACAAAGCGAAAAGAAAAAATGTACTTAATAAATAAAGAAAATAATTCGATTGAAACCTCTTTAGAAGGATCCGATATTGATAGAGTTGATTTAACAAAAGAAATAAATGATGTTTTAGAAAAAAGCCCACAAAACAGCTTAATATTTACACATGTTCATCCAAGTCCAACCTCATTTTCAAGTGACGATTTATTTTTAATGGTAAAATACAAGTCTCTAGCTGCATATACTTTGGAATGTGCAAATGGGGATAAGTACATTTTAGATAGAGGGAGTTATAAGAGTTCCATATTTAAAAATTTATTTTTTCCAAGTGAGTATGATAAAATTAAGCGTCAAGTTGCAAAAAGCTTCCCTGAATTAGATGATCCTCAAAAAATTTATGAAGTTTGGGATTCATTTATTTATGAGGTTAATAAAAAGTTTGCCGAAAAAAATAATATGATTTTCAAGAAAGTTGAGTGATTCAAATGAAAGAAGTATTGATGAATTTGGATTTACCTGATGTGTACAAGGAAAACTTATTTGAATATGTCCCAACACTTGATGGCGTACCTGATTATATTGATTTGATTCCAAGAGGGTACACGATGGGGAAATGTCAAAAGCTACACAAACTTGTGAGTATTGAGAGCATGAAATACCACTTGAACGAAGCTATTCAAGACGGTGAAATTAACGATGATGAAATGATTGAAGCAAATAAACTGATTCAAGAAGCCATTCAAGAATATAATGAAATGAGCACTTAGCCTCCTAATTAAGAGGGCTGAGTGTTTTTTATTTTCAGTGAACTATGTAAAGTTTGTCGTAATCGTCTTTTTCGAGCTTGTAGACGTTAAAGAATAAGCTTTTAAACCTATCGTGCCGTTGCACGTAAAACACGAAGTAGGAGGCAATAGAAATGAAAAAAGAAGATTTAATTGCAATGGGATTAAGTGAAGAACAAGCTGATAAAATCATCGAAGGTTTTGGAACAATGATTCCTAAAAGTCGCTTTGATGAAGTAAATGGTGAGAATAAATCATTGAAAGAACAACTTGATGATCGTGATAAGCAGTTAAAAGAACTTGCTAAGAATGAAGAAGCTACAGAAGGTCTGAAATCAGAAATTACTCGATTGCAAGATGAAAACAAGGCAACTACTGAAAAGCATTCTGCTGAAGTAAAACAATTAAAAATCAATAGCGCTGTTGAATTAGCGCTAACCGGTGCAAAGGCTCGGAATCTTACTGCTACAAAAGCACTTTTAGACTTGAATGGTGTTGAAATCGATAAAGATGGCAATGTCGTTGGTTTAGAAGATAAGGTGAAGGCCCTTGTTGAAAATGAAGAAACAAAGTTTATGTTTGCTTCTGATGAAACAGTTATCACAGGCACAACACCAGGTGGACAACCGAATGGTGGAGGAGATCCAGTAGATACATCAAAAATGACGTATTCGCAGTTAGTCGCTTATCAGGAAGCAAATCCAGGAGCAAAAATTTAATTAAAAGGATGGTAAAAACAAATGACAAAATTTGATGCTAAATCATTTAATCCGCAAGCATTTGGTCAATATGTGGACCGTATTCCAAACTTAAAACGAAATGAATTATTGAAATCAAAGGCACTGAAACCAAGTTCTGAAATTCGTGGTTTATTCAGTTCACAGACAACTACTGCTTATGGCCGTATCCCTATGTTTGGTAATTTAGATGGTGCTGCACTTAACTACGATGGTCAAACAGACATCACAGCAACAAGTACCGAAACGTATGAACGTGGCGTAGTCGTATATGGTCGTGCTAAAGCTTGGATTGAAAAAGACTTCTCAGAAGATATTACAGGTGGCGTAGACTTCATGGATAATGTTGCTCAACAAGTAGCAACTTATTGGGAAGAAATCGACCAAGATGTATTGTTATCGATTTTAAGCGGTATTTTTGCAATGACAGGTGCTAAAAACCTTGATTTTGTAACTAATCACACATATGACGTTACCACTAAAGCAGGTGAAGACTCCCAAGGGAACCTACTAAATAAAGTTGGCCCAGCAACACTTAATAACGCTATGCAACAAGCATGCGGTCAAAACAAATCGAAATTCGCAATTGTTATCATGCATTCAGCGGTAGCTACTAATCTAGAAAACTTACGTTTATTTAAATATCTGCAATACACTGATGCTGATGGTATTCAACGTGATCTATCTATTGGTACTTGGAATGGTCGTATTGTATTAGTTGACGATTCAATGCCATTCGAAGAAGTGCCAGAAGATGGTGGCAATCCAGCACATACAAAATATACAACTTATGTACTTGGTGAAGGTGCATTTGATTTCGAAGATATTGGAGCAAAAGTACCTTATGAAATGTCTCGTGATCCAAAAACAAATGGCGGTCAAGATACATTGTATAGTCGACAACGTAAAGTACTTGCTCCATACGGCATCTCTTATGAAAAGAAATCACAGGCAACACTATCTCCAACAAATGGTGAATTAGCAGATGGTCAAAACTGGTCATTAGTACACAACGATGGTAATGGTGCAGCTCGTAAAACAATTGATCACAAGGCTATTCCTATTGCTCGTGTTATTTCTCAAGGATAAAGGATGGTGTAAACCATGCTAGAAGATGTTAAGAAGCGGTTGAAATCACTTGGTATTAGCATATCAGGCGAACCGAGCAGCCAAGATGAAATTATGCTGAATTTTTGCATCATGAAAGTAACGAACCATATCAACAATCAAACAAATTTATCTGAAATTCCTCAAGGACTCCACGAAATCGCAGTGGATATGGTCGTTGGGGAATTTTTATATACTAAAAAGTCCATGGGGGCCTTGTCTATAGACACACTGGATTTTGAATTGATTGCTAAACAAGTACAAGATGGTGACACTAATGTGATATTTGCTACCGATGCGAACAGTACTCCAGAAGCTCAATTTAATGCTTTTATTTCTTATCTGCAGCATAACGAAGTGGATTTTGTTCGTTACAGGGTGATGTTATGGTAAGTGCTCGTAGAAAGGCTGTAGAGTCGTTGTATAAAGGCGTTTGCACCGTTAAGGTATGGCGAGAGGTTGAAGACCCGATTACTCATGTAACTAGACATAAAGAAGTACCGCTGTTCACTGACCAAAAGTGTAAGTTATCGTTTGAAAAGCAAACATCAACTACTCCTACAGGTGGTCCAGCGGTGATTGCTCAGACCACTAAACTTTTTATTGCACCTGAACTTGATATACCGGCAGGCTCAAAAATCATTGTGACACAGCATGGCAAAACCACTGAATACGCTCGTAGTGGTGAGCCAGCGGTTTATATGGATCAACAAGAAATAATGTTAGAAGCATTTGAGAGGTATGCATAATGGGCAGAGGAGGACGTGTTGATTATCGACAGTTGAAAGCATTCGAGCGAAAGTTAGCTAAGTTAGCAAACGCTGATCATGAAAAGTTTTGTGAGGCTGCAGCTAAAGAGTTGGCAGCTAGATTATTAGGCAAGGTGATTAGACGTACACCTGTTAAAGATGGAACGTTAAGACGTGGATGGACTATTGGGCAAGTAAAACAAAATGGTGCCATCTATGAAATTGAGGTTATAAACAACACAGAGTATGCTCAGTATGTGGAATTTGGGCATCGCACATCTAATCATCAAGGATGGGTGAATGGACGCTTTATGATGACAATAAGTGCAGACCAAGTTGAACAACAGGCTCCTGCAATTCTCGAAAAGAAACTCATGAAAATGCTAAGGGAGGCTTTCGATGGAGATTAATGACATTCAAAATGCTATATCCGTTAAGCTTCACGAAGCTTTCGGAGCAGATTACAAAAAGTATATCGATGAAGTACCGCAGGGGTTTAAGACTCCTGCTTTTTTAATTCAATTTTTGAACCTTGAGCAAATAAGACAAATCGGCAAACGATGGAAGGTAACAACATTATTCAATGTGCAATATTTCCCTAAAAACGGCTTATCTGAGGCGTCTAACATGACTTTGAAGGTACAACAAGCACTGAAAGAAATAACACTATTAAATGGCTCGCTAATGCTTGGTACTGGAGCAAACAGCGAGGTCGTTGACGGTATTGGTCATAATTTCATTCATTTTAATTTCTACTTACAAGAAGTTGAAGAGGAGATTTTCATGGGTTCACTAGAACAACACACAAAAACGAAAGGGTGAATGTGGTGGATACAAATAATGAGTCAAATAAAGACGAAACAAAAAAAGCACCTGAATTCACAAAAACACAAATTGTAAAAAGCAACAAATACATGGCTCGTCGTGATGCACTAAATGCATTATTGGAAGATGGTAAACCGTACTCATTCGCCAAAGTGGATGGGATATTAAAGAAATTCGATAAGGGAGGTAAATAACTTGGCATTAGGTGGAGGTCCATTTTTAACACAAAACAAAGTACTACCTGGTACTTATCACAACTTTATTAGTAAAGCTCGTGCTTTTGTAAATCTAAGTGATCGTGGTTATGTCGGTCTACCGATACCTCTAGATTGGGGCGTGGACGGCGATGTATTCGCAGTAACACAAGAGGATTTACAAAAAGATTCTCGAAAAATCTTTGGATATGATTACACTGATCCAAAATTAAAAGGCATCCGCGATGTATTCAAAAATGCTATCACAGTATTTTTCTACAAGCTTGCAGTGAATGCGGTAGCTGCTAAAAATGACTACGCAACAGCAAAGTACAAAGGTGTTCGAGGCAACGACATCACCATGGTTATTCAAGCAAACGTGGATGAACCAACGAAGTTTGATGTTCAAACTCTATTAGCTAATGTACTAGTAGACGAACAGATAGCTGTAGAGACTGTTGCTGATTTAAAAGCTAATGACTTTGTTATATTTAAGTCAGATGCAACACTAACATTAACAGCTGGTACACCATTAACCGGTGGTTCAAATGGTTCTACTATTTCAGGTGGAGCACACCAAGAGGCGTTAGATGCATTAGAAGCTTACGGCTTCAATACACTGGGTTGTTTATCAAAAGACAATCTAATCAAATCTTTATATGTAGAATATACGAAACGTTTACGTGATCAAGTAGGAGCAAAATTCCAACTAGTAGGTCATAAACTCGGCACTACAGACCACGAGGGTATTATCGATGTGCAAAACGATGCTATCGGCACTGATGAAGAAGTATTCGATGGAGTGTACTGGACAACTGGCGCACAGGCTGGCGTTGCTGTAAATAAATCGAATACAAACAAAAAATACAACGGAGAATTCACACTAGATCTTTCTGAAACAAAGACACAGGCTCAACTTACAACACTTTTAAATGGTGGTAAGTATGTATTCCATCGTGTAGGTGACGAGATTCGTGTCCTTGAAGATGTAAACACATTTACATCATTCACAGTAGATAAAAACGAAGATTTTAGCATGAACCAAGTTATTCGTGTTCTTGATCAAATTGCAATCGATACAGCTCATCTATTCAATACTCGATACCTTGGTCAAGTACCAAATGACCAAGATGGCCGTATTTCATTATGGAATGATATTGGTGCTCACCGAATGGAAATGCAACGAATTAGAGCACTCCAAAATTACAACAAAGATGAGTTAACTGTAGAGCAAGGTAATTCTAAGAAAGCTGTTGTAGTAAACGAAGTTGTGAATCCTACTGTGGCGATGTCTCAACTTTATATCACAACAACAGTAGCGTAAGGGAGGGAATCAAGTTGAAACCAAACAAATTGTTAATTCCGTTGGATCTTCAGTATTTCGCAAACACTACCATGCATGCTCGTGATGCCATTCATGGTGCACAAGGACGAGCGTATGTGACGATTGAAGGCAATCGTTACTTATTTGCTCAGTTAATTAATTTAGAAGCAAAAATGGAAAAAACGAAAACACAAGTGCCGATTATGGGACGTATTAGTAAAGGTAATAAAGCAACTGGTGCTGAGTATTCAGGTAATGCAACATTCTACTTCAATACATCGATATTCCGAAAACTATTAAAACGATACAAAGATACTGGCGAGGATGTTTACTTTGATATTCAGGTGACTAACGAGGATGGCTCATCAACAGTTGGTCGTCAAACAACTATCTTAATCGATTGCAATATGGATGGTGGCACTATTGCTGCACTTGACGCAGACGCAGAATACCTAGAAGACGAAATCGACTTTACGTTTGAGGATTGGGATATGCCAGAAGAATTTACAACACTAAAAGAAATGTTATAAGACTTGAGCTCACGATGTGGGCTCTTTTTTAATTAATAATGAAAAGGATAAGGTGATATACATGTCAAATTTAACTGCATTTTTAGCGCAAAACGCATTGAAACCAGAAAACGAGAAAGTAGTCGTATCGAAACGATTTATTAATCCCGAAACTAAAAAGCCAATGGAATGGGAAGTTGCTGCAATCACGTCCGAAGAAGATGATCTACTTCGAAAAGACAACACAAAGCGCATGCCTGTGCCAGGTAAAAAAGGTGTTATGGTGCCAGAAACAAACTACACAGCATACTTAGCTGATTTAGCAGCTAAATGTACTGTATTTCCTAATTTACATGATGTGGAACTACAGAAATCATACGGAGTAATGGGTGCTAAAGAGCTATTGAAAAAAATGTTGTTACCAGGTGAGTATGACGAATACTTAGCAACTGTACAAAAAATCAACGGCTTTGATGTTGGCATGGGTGAATTAGTAGAAGAAGCAAAAAACTAATTGAAGACGGCGACTATGATGCAAATATTGCTTACTATTGTCTGCATAAACTGCACAAGTGGCCGTCTGAATATGATGCTCTACCAAGGTTTGAAAAAGCATTTGTTATAGCCGCAGTACAAATAAAGCGTGATGCTGACGAAGAGGCGGAAAAAGAAGCTAAAAAAGGCAGGAAAGGTAAAGGGAAGAGAAAAAGATAAAAACTTTATATTGCATTCTCTTTAGTTTTCGCGTATCTTTGAAGTAACTTAATTTGCAGATATGTGGAAGCACCACAAGACTACCGATTTATCGGGGTTTTGTGGTGCTTTTTGTTATTAAAATAAGATTTAACAAAATTATTGATAATTAGTTTGCCATCATGTATTATGTATGTAAATACATATCTTGATTTGGAAACACTCCAACGGCTTACTGATTATTCATTAGTTAATAATCAGTGTCTTTGGAGTGTTTTTTTGTTGTTAAAAACCGCCTCCATATAGGAAGCAGTTAACAAAGGATTGTATAGTCGCAACAAAAAATTGTTTGAAGTGAATAAAAAAATTTTAGAAAAATAATGGTTGTGATTTTAATTAGATAGTTATCGATAATTATATTGAATATTATTGGTTTAAAACAACTTCTACGTTTTCATTAAAATTAAGTTCAACTACCAATGCCGCTTTTATTGCATCTAATAATTCTTGTTCAATACTAACTTTAAATGTGACAGGGATCGAGTTTAATAAATCTTGAATTTTATCATGATAACTAGGACTGATAAAAATTTGAGTTATTTCATTATATTCTTCCCATAATTTAACTTTGCATACAAAATTCATATCTAATAACTCATTCTTATGTTGTATCTCAGCTGAGACGACCAGATAATAGTCACAAATATTTGGAGCATTACTGGGTTGAATTTCGATTACTTCAAAATCATATTCAAGTGGTTCTTGAATGAAAAGATCGTTAGGTTTGATTTTAAGAAAATTACAAAGAGTATCAAAAGTATCAAATTGAATACCTTTACTTTGGTTTTGATTTAGTGCCGTTAACGTAGTGCGGGATATTCCTGTTCGTTTTGATAATTCGCTAATTTTTATATTTCTCTCTGCTAATAAAACAGCTAGATTGCATTTAATCATTTTATCACCTCTTATTGACTATTGTATTGTAGTCTGAACAAATTTAAAAGTTTTTTTAGCTTTTGATGTTGACAGTTAAACAATGGTAGATTATATTAAATTTATCATATTGTTCAGCTTATTGGACAATATGTAGATAAAGAAGGCAAAATGGGGGTGATTTTGTGCGAAATAATTTTCGTGTAATTTTAGCTGAAAAAGAGCTAACTATTACCGATGTATCTAAAGCAACAGGAATATCAAGAACTACTTTAAACTCTTTATTTTATAAGAGAGGGAAAGGTATTCAGTTTCAAACATTGGAAATATTGTGCGAATTTTTAGATTGTGAAGTCGGCGATTTATTTGAGATTAAAAAGGAGGCAATATGATGAATATCAAAATGGAAACATGGTTAGATTACGAAATTCGCTTTGTGGAAATCGAAGGTGAATGGTGGGGGATTGCTAAAGATATTGCAGATGCACTTGGTTATAGTGAAACAAACGCTATGACAAAGCATTTAAAAAGTAAATATCTTACATCCGCCAAATTGGCGGGTATGAATCGGAAGTATACAGCAATATCTGAACAAGGGATTTATAAAGCAATAACTCGTTCGCAAAGACCTGAGGCAGAAGCATTCGAAGATTGGCTATTTGAAGTAGTTAAAACACTTCGTCAATCTAGTGGATTAGAAGGTTTTCAAATCTTTAGGATGCTAGATAAAGAGCATCAAAAGGAAACGATGGCTAAATTACATCAATCATTACTTGAACCAACAAAGGTGAACTTTATAAAAGCTAATACAATTGCTAACAAAGCAGTCTCTAGTCGACATGGACATATGAAATCCCTAAAGAAAAGTCAGATGACACCTGAGATGTTGATTGAACGAGAGCCAATTTTAGCCGATACAGTTGACCTAATGATAGCAAAAGAAAAATTCCGACTCGATTTATCAATCAGCAAGAAAGTGTATGAAAAGTATGTACAATAAACAAGTAACCGAAAATAAAAAAATCATGCTTTAAGCGGCAACTTAAAACATGATACGAATTTGAGTAACATCCACTCAAAAATCTTATTGTCAAGATAAATTGTAGCATATAATAGCTTCAATTTGAAGTGGATGTTACTCCCAATCAGGAGGAGCATATGAATGAAACACAACAAAAACCACGTTCTTTAGCATCATTTACATCAATGTTTGAAGAAATTAGGAATAACTACGGCATCGATATTTTAAAATACGACTCATTTGAAAATTTTATGATTGCATTCTTTTCATTATTAAATAAAGAAGAGTTGGATTCGCTTCCGCAAGAGTTAGTATTTTTTGAATAGAGTAATAGAAATAAGGAAATAGCTTAGATAAAGAACACTCTCTCTTGAGGGTGTTTTTTCATTGAAAGGGGTGATTATTATGTAAAGGGTATAGTTAAATCTCTCCATATTAGGTATATTTGTTTATGAGGAGGGATACCTATGAAGAAAAAGGGCTGTTTATCAGTAGGTTGTTTAGTATTTGTTATTTTTTTTATAGCAGTACCTGTAATATTTATTTCTCAAAATCCAGAAAAATATAATACAGATTCTAAAAGTAAGATAGCAAGAGAATTAGATATAACAGTTGAACAAGGGGAAGGTGTTATTAAAACATTATCTTCTGTTGGGGTAAGTGAAGAAGTTACTATAAAACATGATGAAGGTTTAGATAATGCTCATTTTAAAGGAGAAAAAGGATACAGAATAGATTCACAAGATGCTTCGAACATTATCTTATATATGAATGTTAATGGTACTGTTAATATGATTAGATATGGAAATAATACTCTTTTCCAAAATGGTAAGACATTAAATAAAATGAATGATTTTATAGTTACCAAAGAAGAGATGACGGATTTACAAATTCGATGTCAAAACTCATTAAAGTCAATTTTGAAGGTGCCATCCACTGCTAAATTCCCAAATATAACAGAATGGAAATTCGGCAAAGAAGATGGAATAACAATTGTCCAAAGTTATGTAGATTCTCAAAATGGATTCGGAGCTGTGATACAATCGGAATTCCAATTTAAAATCAAAGATGACAAGGTTATCTCATTGATTTTAGATGGTAAAGAATATATTAAATAAAGCGCTCAATTACGAGTGCTTTTTTATTTTGTAAAAGAGGTGGGAACATGGCTACAATACGCACAGCAATCCAAATCCAAGATCAATTGAGTCAGCCGATGCGAGCTATGCATAATGCTGTGTCAATGATGGTTAATCAAATGGAAGCTATGCATGCGGCATCTGGACAAATGATGGATACCTCTAGTATTGAATTAGCACGTAGAGAATTAGCGATGGCCGAAAATGCAATGAATAGAATCGAAAGTGAAGTTAACAATGCTACAGCAGCCCAACAAAGATTTACCAATAATATTAGAGATGGTACGAATGCAGCTGATGGATTGTTAAATAAAATTATAGGCATTGCAGCTGCATATTTAAGCTTTCAAGCAGTTGGTAATGTTTTTGCTGTATCAGACGAATTGACCAATACAACCGCACGACTGGATTTAATAAATGATAAATTACAAACAACTGACGAACTACAACAAATGATCTTTGACAGTGCTCAACGCTCTAGAGGTTCTTATTCAGATACAGCTGACATGGTTGCTAAATTAGCCATGAATGCAAAGGACGCTTTCAAATCTAACGCAGAAACCATAGCTTTCGGAGAATTATTAAACAAACAATTTGTAATAGCAGGAACAAATATTGAGGGTGTTCAGTCGGCAACTTTACAATTAACACAAGCTATGGGAAGTGGCGTACTACGCGGCGAAGAGTTGAACGCTGTATTCGAAGCTACTCCAAATGTAATTCAAACTATCGCTGATTATCTAGATGTTTCTATCGGACAAATAAGAAAAATGGCTAGCGACGGAAAGATAACTGCTGACATAGTAAAAGCATCGATGTTTGCTGCTGCTGATGATATTAATAAAAAATTCGAAAGTATGCCAATGACATGGGCTCAATTGTGGACAAGTTTCAAAAACGAAGCATTATGGGCATTTCAAGGTGTGTTAGTCAAATTAAATGAAATCGCCAATAGTGATAGATTCCAACAAGTGGTTGCAAATACAATTGCTGCTTTAAACCAAATGGCTGATGTAGCCATGTTCACATTGGATACTTTAGCAGTTGGAGGAAGTTTTATTTATGACAATTGGTCAATCATAGAACCTGCTATTTGGGGTGTTACAGCAGCATTAATTGTGTACAACGCAACAATGGGGATAGCGTGGTTTACAACACTAAAGGACATTGCAACTAAAATTTGGAGCACAATGGTGTCGTGGGCTCAAACGGCAGCTATATTAGGTTTAATTGTTGCTCAAAATGGCCTAAACGCTGCCTTATATGCTTGTCCATTAACGTGGATTATTATATTAGTCATCGCTTTAATTGCTATATTTTATTTAGCAATCGCCGTAGTAAATCACTTTGCTGGAACCTCAATAAGTGCTACTGGGATAATAGCTGGAGCATTTATGGTTTTAGGAACTGTCGTTTATAACGTAATAGCCTATATGTGGAATATGTGGGCTTCCTACGTAGAATTCTTTGTGAATGCTAAAAAACACGGAGTATACGCAGTAAAACGGTTATTAGGAAACCTAGCAAATAACGCTCTAGATATGGCAATAAGTATGATTGGAAGTTTTGATAGTGCTGCCACAAATCTTGCTAATATGTTCATTAGTGGTGCTAATATGGCGATACAAGCAATCAACTGGGTTATCGATGCTCTTAATAAAGTACCTGGTATTGACATTGGAAAAATGAGTGAGTTTAGTGCTAGAACATCTGTAACAGCAGATTTATCAAAATTAAAAAAAGGTGTTAATGATTGGGTTGGCGAAACTCCTGCTGATTACTGGGAAGCACCGAAAATGGAAATGAAGTCTTTGGGATCAGCATGGGATACAGGTTACAACTGGGGTGCAGATTTATTTAACTCAGATAAAAATACGGAGAAGGTTAAAGGTCCAGATAACGTACAAAAAGCAATGGAAGACGCAATGAAGAATGCGAATGCTAATAAAGGTGCTGGAGCTGGTGATTTAGGTGATAAGTTAGATAAGGGGAACCGTAACGGTGGCAAAACAGCTGGCAATACAGCAAAAATGGCGAAGTCAATGGAAGGCTCTGGAGAAGATCTAAAATACCTTCGAGACATCGCAGAGAGAGAAGCAATCAATCGATATACTACAGCTGAAATCAATATCGATATGAAGAATGAAAATCATATCAACAGCGAAATGGACATCGATGGTGTTATTGATCGTTTCGGTGAACGTGCCGAGGAAGTAGCAGATATGTTAGCGGAAGGAGGTCCAACAGAAGATGTATAACTTTTTTGTAGATGGTGTACAATTTCCTGTTGCTCCATCTGAAATGTCTACTAAAATTAATGGGCGTAACGAAACGATTGTGCTGATGAATGATGGTGAAGTAAACGTAATAAAGAAACCAGGGCTAACGGATATTGAGTTTGAGGTATTACTCCCAAACATCAAATATCCGTTTGCTGTTTATCCGAATGGTTTTCAACCAGCTGCATTTTATCTTGAAAAGTTAGAGAAATTAAAGTTCTCGGATAAGCCATTTCAGTTAATCGTTAATCGGATGATGCCTAATGGTAATCTACTTTTTGATACCAATATGACGATGGCTATAGAGAGTTACGAGATAATGGAATCAGCAGAAAATGGCTTTGATGTAACAGTTAGTATCCAACTAAAACAATATCGAGCATACGGCAATAAACGAATCGTTGTACAGCCTACTACACAGTCTAATGGCGCGTCTAGCTCTACGACAACACAAAAGGCTGTCGTAGAGCAAAAACGTCCAACAACAGGCAAGGAGACACCAAAAACGTATACTGTAAAAAAAGGTGATACGTTGTGGGCTATCGCTAAAAAGTATCTAGGTGATGGATCGAAATATACTGAACTAGCAAAATTAAATAACATTAGCAATCCAGACGTTATAAAGGTTGGGCAGGTGATTAAACTTGGCTAAATCACAACTTCTCATTATGAGTAGAGGTCGTATTTTCGAATGCGCTGTTGAGGAAGGTGTCGAGTGGGAAACTCATCGAAAGGGTTCACCAGGAAAGTTGACTTTTAACATCGTAAAGGATGAGATTCTCGGTTTTCATGAAGGTGATGCTGTTCGTTTTGACTATGATGGCCACAAGATATTTTTTGGCTTTGTCTTCACGAAAAAACGTAACAATAACCGCATTATCAGCGTCACTTGCTATGACCAACTACGCTACTTTAAAAACAAAGACACCTATGTATATGCTAATAAAACGGCTGCTCAAGTGCTTCAAATGATTGCGAAGGATTTTAAGCTTCAGACTGGCATTGTTGCTAATACAAAGCATGTTATAGCTTCTAGAGTTGAAGATAATCAAGAGCTATTTACCATCATGGATAACGCTTTATCTGACACATTGCTTAACACAGGAGATTTGCATGTGTTGTACGATGACTACGGATCATTAAATCTACGTAATATTAAAATGCTTAAATCAGATTTGTTAATTGACATAGACTCAGGTGAATCATTCGAATATACAACATCAATAGATGAAAACACATATAACAAGATCAAATTAGTTCGTGAAAATAAGAAGACAGGCAAACGCGAAATTTATATTGCTCAAGATAGTTCCAAAATCAATGAGTGGGGCGTCTTGCAAATGACCGATAAACTCGATGAGAAAGCTAATGGTAAAGCAAAAGCTGATGGTATGTTGAAACTTTATAATCAGAAATCTCGCAAGTTACACATTAATAAAGCGTTCGGTGATCCAAAGATTCGTGGAGGGAGCCAAGTTGCTGTTCAATTGTACCTTGGCGATATTACTGTAGCTAATTTTATGATGGTTGAAACGGTAAAGCACACCTTTAATGAGTCTTCCCATCACATGGACTTAAAGCTAATTGGTGGTGATTTTATTGCGTGATATGACCGATATTTTAAATCTTATTAAAAAGATTGCAATAGACGCTGTAAACTCACAAAAACTTACTGATATCGTTTATGGCACTGTTGTTAGTACAAGTCCTCTGAAGGTCCAAATTGATCAAAAATTAATTTTGGAAGAAGCACATGTAAAGGTGACTCGCGCCGTTAAAGATTATGGCTTAACACAAGGCGACATAGTAACAATGATCCGTGCTCACGGAGGCCAACAATATTTAATTATCGATAAAGAGGTGGTTGAATGATTCCAAATCAAAATTCGCATGACGAACTAGTGATAGATTTTGAGGAAGAAGCACAACCAACTCGAACCTATCGTATGGATCATGCAAGAAATAGAATTGTAGGCTATACGGACGGTAAAGAAGCGATGGAACAAGCAATTTACAAAGCAATGGGTACTGAGCGTTACGAAAATATTATTTATAGTTGGAACTTTGGAGCTGAAATAGCGAAGTTATTCGGAAAACCTATTCCTTATGTGTACAGCGAATTACAACGTATTACTAAAGAATGCTTACTAATTGATAACCGTATAAACGAGCTATCAGATTTTAATTTCAGTCACAAAAAGAATAAGGTTTTTATGTCCTTTACTGCACATACGGTTTATGGGGAAATCCCAATAGAAAGAGAGGTGGATATTTGATGTTTGAGCAAATTACCCATGAAAACATATTGGATAAAGCTTTAAATGAAGTTAAAAACGATGTAGACAAACGAGAAGGATCCATTATCTTTGATGCCATATCACCACATGCAAAACAATTGTATGAGCTGTATTTCTCAATGGACGGTATGATACGAGAAATGTTCGGTGATACTGCATCTCGTGAATTTTTAATTAAATTATGCAAAGATAGGGGCATTACACCAGAATCGGCTACAAAAGCGATTAGAAAGGGCGAATTTAACATTAACGTCCCTATAGGCGCTCGTTTTAGTTTAGATACTTTAGACTATGTAGTTACTGAAAAAACAGGTGAAGGTATTTTTAAATTGAAGTGCGAAACTGCTGGGATTTTAGGTAATTATGATTTTGGGAATTTAATTCCTATAGATTACATCGATGGCCTTCAGACAGCAGTTCTCTCAGAAGTTTTAATTCCTGGTGAAGATGAAGAACCTACAGAAGATTTAAGAAAACGCTATTTAGAAAGCTTTGATGCACTTGCGTTCGGTGGTAATCGGAAAGATTATAAGGATAAGGTGCATAGTCTACAAGGTGTAGGCGGCGTTAAAATGTATAGGGTACGAGACGGGATTTACAACGTTAAAATTGTTGTTATGGATGCTCAATATCAAAAGCCATCTCCTGTAATGTTAGAGAATCTTCAAACGGCAATTGATCCAGAGGTTAATCAAGGTGAAGGTTTAGGTATAGCGCCTATTGGCCATGTCGTTAAGGTGGAAGGAGTTACCGAAACAACAGTAAACTTTACGTTCAATATTACTTTTGATATTGGTTATGACTGGGCGTTGCTCGAATTAGATATTCAGAAGATGGTCGATGATTATTTCTTAGAATTGAAAAAGGATTGGGAGGACAATTCACAAACAATCATAAGGATTGCACAAATAGAGTCTCGAGCACTTGCAATCAATGGTATTTTAGATATTCGTGATACCATGATTAATGGCATTGCGGAGAACCTTGCAATTGACGAAAATTCAATTCCGGTAAGGGGTGTAATTAGTGAATGATTATTTAGCTAATGAGATTGATTTATACCCTTTACTACCACCGACAGTTAATGATTTTAAAGAGTTTCAGGAAATTGCTCGAGTTGAAAGTGATAACTTCAACAAAGCTCGTTTGCAGTTAATCGATATTTTCAAATTCCGTTTTGTTCACGAAACTAACGAAAAAGGTGTGCTTTTGTGGGAAAAGATGTTGAAGTTGAAGCGTCGAACAACAGATACATTGGAGGAAAGAAAAAATCGTATCTTAACCAAAATTAATAACAAATTGCCTTATACAATGCGAACGTTAAAGCAGTTATTAAATTCTTTATGCGGTGAAGAAAACTATAATGTGTTACTGAATCCACATACTTTTGAGTTACACTTTGAATTTTATAACAAGATTACAGATGTCAATCATTTGAAGAAAACATTAGAGGATATGATTCCTTTGAATTTATGGTTGCATTTTCTCTATGTAATTAACGTGCCAGCAATAAAAGTAAGTGCTTGTAATCATGTTTATCCAGTTGTTTATCCAATAACAAATCAAGCAATTACAACAAATAATGGTATTGGTGTAAGTAGTGAGTCTAAGATTGATATTCCTCCAAAATCGCACGGTTACAAAGTCATTTATCCAGTTACGGGTATGGCATTTTCTTATTAAATGAGGTGATTATATGCAAGTCCATGAAAGATTAATAAAGTTATTATTCCAAACGCTACTTTCCAATGTGCGAAAGGGGCGTTTTTTAATTGATGGTGTTGAGCGCGATATTGATATTTATAGAACTGAGCAGTTAGGAAATATCATTCGTGTAATGTTTTATCTGGATGACTACAGTGGTGCAGTAACACATGCAACATTGCTTGATAGAGATAATGCTATCTTGGTGAGTGGTCCAACAAATTTTTATAAAGAAAATGATGGCTTTATGTATGTTTTTGATATTCCCATCATTGTAGAAGGGGTTGTTGCATAATGGCTATTGAAAAATATGAAAGAATAGAATTTTTGGATCATATCTTACGAATCGATGAAAAAGGCGATTTCATTCCAGTAATAGACCCGAATACAGGAAAACAAAAAATTGAACGTGTCACTGGATTACCTGTTTGGGAAGCGTTACAAGAGGGTACACGACACAACCAAAAAGTTATGAACCATCTAGATAAAAACATTGAATTTAACAGAAAATATTTAATTTCTTTAGAAGCGACTATACGACGCATGCAAATCCAAATGGAACTAGATGGCCGTGTACCTGGGAACAGCGGAACATTTGCAGATCCTTTGGACGGAAGTACAAATAAAATCACTTTAGACAAAGTAATGACGGATATTATCGAGGCTGTTGCGATTGGTACAACAGAATTAAAGGTTGCTAATATTGAAGGATTTACAGCATTTACACAGGTAACAATATACGATGATGTGCACAGCGAGGACGTTATAATCACAGAAGTTGGCACAGGTACTATTAAAGTACAAGCTCTTAAAAATGCATACAAAAAAGGTGCAAAAGTGGCTCGTAGCAATATCCAAATTGATACAGTCAACGCTTTGATGGGTGTCGGTGATTGGCAGACTTATAACGTCGATTTAGTGGAAGTGGTATAACTTTTACTATCGAAAAGGAGATGATTTTCGTGGCAAACGGAGATTTACGTTTATTGGGGACACTTTATATGGGAGGAGTACCACAACTTTCTCCTACTATTCCCTATAATTACGAGGGATACAATGGTGGTAATATTCCTAAGTACGTTGCAGGGCAGTCATTAGAAATTAGAGACAGTCATGCAAATGGTGCTTATAGAATTAGATGGAGAGAAGTTACTGTTAACGGTAAAAAAATACTCGTAGCAGAACGAAATATTTTATATGTTGGATGGTCACAGTTAAACGATTTTGGATTTATAACAGGTAAAAATGTAACTATCGACGGAAAAACGTACAAAGTACGCGTACTAACTGGTGGTACTTCAAGTAGAGGAGACTTCAAACAAGGAGCATACCCTACCGACAATGAATGGGATTTAATAATCGGAAATGAGGGAGGGTTCCCTGGACTACCTACACCGGTAAGCTCTGATTTCTCAGGAGATACGGACAATTACCCAACAGGTAGCGCACATAACGCATTTTGGAATTGGTATAGAGCATTTAGTTGGGGACAAGAAAAAATTACTACTCCTGATTATCCAACCGTAGACTACCGACCTATGCGTGGCTATTATTCACCTAAAACGTTTATGTACCAATTGAGCAATTCCGGAGGAGGAACTATTAACTGGTGGCGACCTGTATTAGAAGAAGTAAATATGCCGCCTAATTTTACGCAAATACCAGACCAAACAACAAAGAAAAACGGCGTAGTAACATTGAATTTAGCTAACTATTTTAGTGATGCAGACGGAGACGCGTTATCCTATGTTACGTCATCTAGTAACCCGACTATTGCAACCGCAACAGTGAGTGGTAATACATTAACGATGACGGGTATATCAGTGGGTGATGTCGTAGTTCAGGTGGACGCCAAAGACGGCAAAACGACGACTTCTCAATCGTTCAAATTGACTGTAGCTAATACAGCACCGTCGGTGTCGTTATCGTCACCAAGCAACAATGTTACATTGTACGAAAATGATTTACTTGTTATTTCTGGTTCAGCATCGGATGTTGATACTAACCAATCAGTAACTGTTTATGCTCAAATTAATAATGAACAACGCATCGCACTTGCAGTCGGTTTGAGTAATGCACCAGTATCGTTTACTAGGAAACTAATATTTAAGGCCGGGAAACTTTATGATGGTGAAAAACCTATTACAGGAAGCTTAGCAGATGGAGTAGCGCACAAGTTAAAAGTTTGGGCGGAAGATAGTGAAAAAGCACCTTCAGTTATCATCGAAAAATCACTTTATGTTGTGCCTAACCGAGCACCACTTTTAACTGTAGATGCAATTGTTCCAAGTGGTGTCGTTGATGTTGATAAATTTAAAATTAGTGGTACATCCTCGGATCAAGATACTAATTCAAGTGTAAAAGTGACAAGACGTATTAATGCTGGAAATGCTGTTGAAATTTACAGTGGTCCAGATGGCGCATGGGAATTTGATGTTTCACTTGCGCAACTGCAGGTCGGTGAGAATGTCATTGTCGTTGAGGTTGTTGACAATTTTGGTGCTAAGACTAGCAAGACAATAAAACTCAATAAAAATGAAGTGAAAACACCTATTTTGCAATCTGTTGCTCGTTACAAAATTGAGCCACCGAAGGGGAATGCAAAGGGTGTTTTATTATTTATCGAGCGTGATAAAGAATTGGACTTAAAGGTGGAACTGTCCATGACCTTGGCTGGTGAGCAAGAGAAGTATGAAACATTAACACCAGAAGATACGGCACCAATGTCATATGACGATAACATAGTTGAAGATACATTCTATTATGAAGCAACAGAACCGAAGGACAATATCATCTTAAAGCTTACGATGGCTCGCACTGACTTATCATTGAATCACAAAATTCACTTAATATCGGGGGCTGTTGAGTAATGGAATATAAAAAACGCACAGAAAATGGCTCATTTGGCGAGCCTATCAAAATTGGAACAGGGTTGAGCATTGATGATCAAGTTGCTTCGCTTGGAGAACAATTAGCGCAAGAAAAAATCAAGGGTATTCAGAAAGATTTACTTATCAATAGTCTTGGTGAGACAGTTACTCAGTTAAAGCTAGAAGTAATGTTCTTGAAAGGTGGTGGGGCATAATGCAATTCTGGCAAATCGCTTTCATGTACAAATGGGTAACAGCAGCACAGTTACGATTAGCAGTAAAAACGGAAGCTAATCCATTTGGAGAAATCTCACCAAAGCAGTATGAAGAAATCACAGGACAGGATTTTAAAACGCAAACAGAAGCTTAACGTTGTTTTTATACTAGAAAATTTGCCTTTTACAATAGTGGAAGGTTTTTTATTTTGGAAAAGAAGGTGAGAACATTGGTGGAAACTATCAATAATTGGTTGCCGATTGTATCAGCGCTGATTGGAGGTCTTTTATTTATTTGGCGCATTACAAACGACCTAAATAAAACGCTACTTAGTTTAACTAATGGCATAGACAGATTAAACCAACATTTAAACGAGGTTGACGAAACTTCAAAGGAATCAGCAAAACGTATCAATAATCATGAGGTTCGTATTGTTGTATTAGAAAAAGTAGCAGGTATACAAAAACAAACTGAGGAGAGTGTACAACATGAAAATTAATTGGAAAGTACGTTTACAACATAAACAATTTTGGGTGTCATTAATTGCATTGCTTATTGTGCTCGCGAATCAAATTGCGGGCATTTTTAATGTCGATATTACAATTTATAACGACCAAGTAACGGCTATTTCAGAGACCGTTTTAAGTATTTTAGCGTTGCTAGGTATAATCATTGACCCAACCACTAAAGGGACTTCAGACAGCGTACAGGCTCTTAATTATGATGCTCCTAGAAAGGTTGATGCTAAGTGAGTTACGCATTGAGACAAAATATATTGTCATCTAGCAAATACCCTATTAAATCACCATATAGCATGACTCCTCAATTCATTACAGTACACAACACAGCAAACGATGCGTCTGCAGCAAATGAAGTTAAATACATGATAAGCAATAACAATCAAGTATCTTATCATGTCGCTGTAGATGACAAAGAAGTAATTCAAGCTATTCCATTCAATCGCAACGCTTGGCATTGTGGCGATGGCACCGGTAATGGGAATATGAAATCAATCGGTGTTGAAATCTGTTACAGCAAAAGTGGTGGCATGCGTTACGCATTAGCCGAAGAAAATGCGGTGCAATACATTGTTAAACTTTTAAAAAAGTACGGATGGGGCATTGATCGTGTGAAAAAACATCAGGACTGGAACGGAAAATACTGTCCGCATCGTATCTTGAGTGAAAATCGCTGGAATAGCTTTTTAAAACGAATTGAACAGGCTATGAAGCCAGCAACACCAACACAACCAAAGGAGGAAATAAAGATGGCAAACTCATTAACATCAACAGCAAAAGAGGATTTAAGAGCACTATTAAAAACAACGTATCAAAAAGGAATTTTAAAGGTGGACCATAGCGGAAAAGTAGGCTCTATGACAGATGGAGAAGCGTTGGGATTGCTGATTTCAGTAGTGAAACGAACATTGTAA